GCGATATTGCGCTCGCGCCATAAAGCCTCTGCTTTGGCCGATGTGATCCAATCGCTCATGGCTCTTCCTCTAGAGCCTCTTTCTTGCGGTGGCTTGACCACTCGAAGCCGATCGCCTTGTCCACCTCGTCGGCTTGGGCGCGCAGGTAGGCAGAGAGGCGGCGGATGGCATCGTCTTCGCCCTTCACCCAGTCGATGGCGCTCTGGATCGTTTTGGCGAAGTCCTGCGTGAAGGACATATCGTCCCAGAGCAGTATGTCGATGTGGTAGCTGTCGTCATCCTGCGGATAGAGGTCGATGGGGCCGTGCCGGTCGCGAATGGTGAGCAGCACCAGCTCGATGCCGCGTCTGATGCCCTTCTCAAAGTCGGTGTCGCCGGTGGGGCAGACCATCCACTCGTCGGAGGTGCCGATAGCGGCGTTGCAGGTTGCCTTGAATTTCTTCTCCAGCGGGTCGTCTTCGTCGTCGCTCATGGAGGCCATCATGCCGCTGAAGAAGGGCAAAATCTATAGACCGGAGTGCGGGGATATCGGACGCAGATGCTCCAAAGAGTGGCAGTTAGGGCAAACGATTATGAGGTTGTCCGTGGCGTTGTTTCCCGGGTTACGGTCTCTATGATGAACACACAGGATTTCAGTATGTCTATTGTAGCCGCACATTGAGCAGCGTTTCCAAGCGCCTCGTCGCTTCATCGCTCGCGCGAAAGATTGCGCAGACACATACGTGATGCGCCGTTCGAACCGATAGATTTCCCTGCATTCGTGACTGCAAAATTTCCTCGGTCTCGATGGAGAATGACGTATCTGTTTTTTGCATCGAAGACAGCTACTGTGACGCGGCCGATCTGATCCGCCCATTGCTATCGACTTGCAATGGTTGGAGCAATATTTGGCAGTATTCTTTCGATATGCTCGAACATTGAAGTTGGTCGAACAAGTGACGCAGGAGATTGCGATACCACTCAAATCGGGGGCCTCCAAGAAAGTTATCAGTAGCAATATACAGGAGAAACGCCATGCCAGGGAAAGACGATAAGGGCATCAAGCCCGAAGGCCCGCGCGAGCCATACGCCGAGCCGGGCGAGAGCAAGGCCGGCAGGGGCGGGATCGTAAGCCCCGGCGGCACGCAGCCGAAGCCCAAGGAAGACCCGCGCAAGGACGCCGGGGTTGCGCAGCCGAAGAAGTGATCTGGCGGCCCCGGAAGGCGGCAGGGCGCGTCACCAGGTGCTGCATGAGTTCCGGTATGGCCTTGCGCTGGCCGTCGCGCTGGTGGCGCTCCTACCGGCGTGCAATGCGCGCTTCTCCTTCATGGAGCCCACCGTAGTCGTGCAGCCGCAGCCCTATCCCTATCCGCCGCCGGTGGTGGTGCGGCGCTGAAGAGGATCGCGGTCGGCTCCGCACTGCAGACCGCGTACCCCTCCGCCATGCCCCGGCTACACAATGCGCGGTCCGTGAAGCCAGGCCACTAAGCGGGCGCGCAGACCTGCAGCATAGCAGTCGCTCGAGGAACATGCATGCCGAAACTATCGACCTCCGAGGTGCAAGCGCTGCTCAAGGCCGCGAAGAGCGATGCGCTGTCGGCTGCCGAAAGCTCCAAGCTCAGCGAGCGGCGCGGCAAGGCCATGGACTATTACCAGGGCGACATGGCCGCCGACATGCCGGCCGCTGCCGATCGCAGTCACGCCGTCTCCACCGACGTGGCGGATGTGGTCGAGGGCCTGATGCCTTCCATGATGGAGGTGTTCGTCGGCGGCGACCAGCCGGCGGAGTTCGTGGCGGTCGGGCAGGAGGACGAGAAGGCGGCGCAGCAAGAGACCGACTATGTGAACCATGTATTCATGCAGAAGAACAATGGCTTTGTGATCCTGTATACCTTCATCAAGGATGCGTTGCTGTCGAAGAATGCAATAGTGAAGGTGTATTGGGAAGAAAAAGAGGAGCACATCGAGGAGATGTTCTGGGGCCTGCCCGAGGCGGCCTATGGGATGATCAGCCAGAACAAGGACATCGAGATCGTCGAGCACACCGAGCGGGTGGGCATACCCGGCCAGCAGCCGATGGAAGAGGGAGCGTATTGATGAGGCGCAAGGACAAGGAGCGGCTGCTCGAACAGATCGTCGACCGGCAGGAGAGCCTCGACCGTGTGCGAGAGGACAATGCGCGGCTGCGGGATGCGCTAGCGCAAATGAAGGCCGAACTGGATCTTGCGAAGCATGAACTGAAGGTCGGGCGCAGGATACAGGACGACTACAGTCGCATGTCGGATCGGCTCCACGAAGCGCGGGCGGCGGCGAGCATCGCCAGGAGCAACCAGAAGATCCTCGAGGAGGCGCTTGCCAGCAAGAAGGCTGGCGATCCCAATTGGGAGAACGTGGCCGTCATGAAGATGCGCAAGGCCAATTACTGATGGCCATGCCTCCGTTCCCTCCCGGCCCGATGCCGCCTCCGGGTGGGATGCCGCCGCCCATGCCGCAGGGAGCCCCGCCAGGGCCTCCAATGCCTCCACCCGGTCCCGGAGGGCCTCCGGGCCCGCAGCTACCTCCAGGGCCTCCGCAGGGGCCGGGTGGGCCTCCCCCAATGCCAGCCATGCCGCCTCCGCCTCCGCCCGTTCCGGAGCGCGTGCATGACGTGAAGATCTCGCGCGTGCGGCGCTATGGCTGTGCGCGGGTGGAGAATGTGCCGCCGGAGGAGTTTGGCGTGAGCCGCCGCCAGCGCTCGGTGATGCTCAGGGACTGCGACTATTGCTATCACGAGGTGCGGCGCACGCAGGCCGATCTGATCAAGGACGGCTATGACAAGGCGCAGGTGGAGAGCTTGCCGGACTATACCGGCGACGGCGGCTCGGAGGAGGTGTCGCGCGATACGGTCGACGACAACAGCTTGGAGGCGTCGGAATACCTGAACCGGGCCACCCGGCAGATCCGCGTCACCGAGCACTACATCCTCATGGACTATGAGGGGAACGGCAGGCCGCGGCACTACCGGGTGACGACGGCGGGCAGCGGAGCCGAGATACTGAAGCGCAAAGGCAAGCCGGAGATCGTCCCCGACATCGTGCGCTTTGCGGCGATGACGCCGGTGATCATGCCGCACCGCTTTTTCGGGCTCTCGCTCGCCGATCTGGTCATGGACATTCAGCGCATCAAGACGGCGCTGATCAGGGCGATCCTCGACAACATCTACTTCGCCAACAATCAGCGGCTGGAGGTAGCCGAGGACGGAGCCACAAAAGACACCATAGACGACGTGTTGGCGAATAGGGTCGGCGGCATCATCCGCACGCGGCGCATCGGCAGCGTGGCACCCGTTCCCAACCAGCCGATCGGCAACTTCGTTTTCCCGGCGATCGAATACATGGACGGGCAGCGCGAGTGGCGCACGGGGGTGACGAGGCAAGGGCAGGGATTGGACCCGAATGCCCTTCAAAACATAGGCGAGCGGGCGGTTTTGGACGCGCAATCGATGGCGCGTGGCAAGATGAAGCTATTCGCCAGGATCTTCGCGGAGACGGGCATTCGGGAGATGTTCTGGTTGCTGCATACGACCATACGCCAGAATGCCTCGCAGGCGGAGACGGTGAAGCTGCGCGGCAACTGGATCGAGGTGGACCCGCAGGAGTGGCGGCAGCGCGACGATCTCACCATCAATGTGGGCTTGGGCACCGGCAGCAAGGAGCAGGAGCTTTTCGCCCTCGACAAGATCCTCGGCATTCAGGTGAATGCCATGAAGATGCCGGAAACCAATCTGGCCGGTCCCGAGCAAGTCTACAACACGGTCGAGCAGATGACCCGCAAGGCCGGCTTCAAGAGCGTCGATCCTTTCTTCACCGATCCCACCAAGCAACCGCCGAAGCCGCCGACGCCGAAGCCGGAAGAGCAGAAGGCGATGGCCGAGATGCAGATGGCGCAGCAGAAGGCGCAGCAGGATCTGCAGATGAAGCAGGCCGAGATGGCGATGCAGCAGCAGCGCTTTACGCAGGAGATGGCGATGCAGCAGCAGAAGGCGCAGGCCGATGCCGAATTGCAGATGCAAAAGCTGCGCATGGAAGGAGAACTGCAGCGCGAGCAGATGGTCGCCGAGATGGCTCTGAAGCGTGAGCAGATCGACGCCGAATTGAGGCTCAAGGGGCAGCAGCTCGAGGCCGAACTGGCGATGAAGGAGCGGCTCGGGGTGCTGGCGGCGCAGAGCAAGGCCGCGGCAGGCAATGGCGGCACGTCGCCTGTGCGGCCCGGCGGGGAGCCGGGCTGATGGCAGACGATGAATTCGCCCTGCGCAAGGACATGGAGCGCGCGGCGATCGCGCAGCAGCTTCTGGAGAACTCGATCGTGGTCGAGGCATTCGCCGAACTGGAAGCCTCTTATCTCAATGCCTGGAAGGCGGCGCAGCCGCGCGATACGGAAGGCCGCGAGAAGCTCTGGCAGGCGGTGCAGATCGTCGGCAAGGTGAAGACGCACCTCGAACAGACCGCCGCCAATGGCCGGCTGGCGAGCCGCCAGATCGAGCGCGACTTCCGCCCGCCGAAGCGCTTCGGGATAGTCTGAAGCGTGACCTTTTGAGGCTGCTAAGTCCTTGATATTCCCTCGGCGCGCAGCCAAAGCGTGACCTTTTGTGCAGTGCAGCACCACATTTACCCCACAGGGTGGGGTAGTCTGACTTTCACCGACTAATGCCGACTTAGAACCGTTCCAAGGGAATTCCCTTCATGTCCGAGCCTACCCAACCCGACGCGGGAGCGCCGGCTCCTGAGCCTATTGCTCCCGTTCCAGAGCCTTCTCCTCCACCTCCTCCCGCCTCCGACGCGCCAATTACCGCGCGAGAGGCGGGCGACCTCATTGCCGAGCAAGCCTCGGACACGCAATCGTCCGACAAGGATGATGCCGGCCCGGCCGAAAGGCCCGTCCCCGGCGAGACTAAGGAGCCCGATCCCGCTTCCGAGCCGTCCATCGAGCCTCCGAGGTCTTGGTCCAAGGAACACAAGGAAGCCTTCAAGGCCCTCCCTCGCCATCTCCAGCAGGCAGTTGCGGAGAGCGAGCGCGCCCGAGAGGCGGACTTCCTCCAACGGACCAGAGAAACCGCCGAGCAACGCAAGGCCGCCGAGGCCCTGGCGCAGCAGGCGGAACAGGCACAGGCACAGGCAAGAGCAGCCTACGAGCGGTCGCTGCCGCAAGAAGTGCTGCTGCTGGAGGCCAAGTACCACGAGGAATTCGGGACGCCCACCGAAGCTGAAATAGCGGAGTGGGAGAATACCGATCCGGCCAAAGCGGTACGCTGGAATGGTGCGCTTCAGCGCGTCCTGCGGGCTCGCAGGGAACTGGAGCAGCAGCAATCCCAGCAGGCCCAGCAGCAGCAGAAGGAGTGGCAGGAATTCGCTCAGGCGCGCGAGGCGTGGAAGGATGCGGAAACGCAGAAATTCCTCGAGAAAGCGCCTGAGTGGAAAGACCAAGCGACCTACGGAAAAAAGGTCGCCGGGATGATGGACTATTTGGAGAATGGCATCGGGTTCGAGCGAGAGTTTCTCGAACGCGCCGCCAACGAATATCTCCCGATCCAGATCCATGACCACAAGTTCCAACTGCTCGCCTGGAAGGGCTACCTCTACGACGAGGCCCAGAAGGCTGCCCGCAGCCCGTCACGTGCCCCTGTTCCACCTGTCCAGCGTCCGGGCGTCCCTCCCGCAAGGGGAGAGGCCAACGAGGCTCGGCTTAGAGACCTCAACCGCCAATTGGACCGCACCGGAGACGCCCGCTCGGCCGCACGGCTGATCGCGGCAATGAATGGCCGGTAGGTCCGCAGGGGACCATCAATGGCATTAGACGCAGATACCTTCCTCACCTACGACAGTCGAGGAAACAGAGAAGACCTGAGCGATATCATCTACAAGATCGCTCCGACGGAAACGCCGTTCGTGAGCGGCGTCGAGAAGGTGAAGGCGACTGCCACCAACCACGAGTAAGGTAAAATCTGCTCGTGTAAAATTTGGCTATTTGCATTAAACTCCTTAGAGCGTCGGACCCCATAGAGGAAAAGTTCCGGTGATTGGACTAGATGCAGGTAAGGCCTTTGCTTACGTTACCGGCGTTTATCTCGGTGATGGATGTGTGACGATCCGGCGGGTAGTTGGGGAAACTCCCAAGCCTACCTTCCGGCTAAATACCATCGACGAGGATTTCGCCCGCACTACCGCTGCCGCATTGAGGCTGCTTAGCACTTACAAAGTGACGATAGGCTCTCATGCGGTTTCTAGGAGCAGCAAGCCGAATTGGTATCTCTGTCTGGGCGATCGGGCATTGTGCGCGCGCCTTGTGGGAGACACCGAGAAGAAGCGGATAATTCCAGAGGACGTTTTCGGATGGCCTCGCGACCTGAAGCTGGCGTTCATCGCCGGTCTGATGGACAGCGAGGGCTATGTCGGGCGTAATGTCACGCCCGCAGGCAGTCGAAAATTTACTCTTGGCTACAGGTCATGTGACCCTTGGTTTCATGATTTTATCCGACTTCTCCAATCTGTCGGCATTCTGATCGGTAAGATTGGCGCTGACACCCTCCCGTCTGGGAAGGTAGCACGCCGGTTCTCGATCAAGCTGCATTCTTGGGTAAAAAGCGGAGCCTATTTCAATATCGCGCGCAAACAGCGGCGAATTGAGGAATGGGCGGCAAAGGCAACCCCAGAGACTAATACGCCAAACATCCCTCTTGGATGAAGACAGAGTCCGATCTCCGCTCGAAAGACGGAGAGGGCGGCAGAAATGACCGCCCCGGCCCGCAAGGGCTGGTAACAGAATGGGCAAACCCAAGACTTAGCCCCCGCCGCCGCCAACCACGTGCTGGAAGGCGACGACGCGACGACCGATGTGGTGACGCCGACGACCCGTCTCGGCAACATCGCGCAGATCAGCGATAAGGTGGCGCGCGTTTCCGGCACGCAGCAGGTGATCGACAAGGCCGGGCGCGACAACGAACTGTCCTATCAGATGGCTCTGAAAGGGCAGGAGCTGAAACGGGATATGGAATTTATCCTGCTCAGCAATACGGCCAAGGTGGCGGGCGCGGAGGCAACCCCGCGCAAGCTGGCGAGCGTGCTTTCGTGGATCGGCACCAACGACAGCTTCGGTGCGGCTCCCGGTGCATCGCCCGCCACCCTCGACGGCCTCGCCACGCGGACCGATGGCGTGCAGAGGGCCTTCACCGAGGCGCTTCTGAAGCCCGTTCTGCAGCTCATTTGGAACGAGGGCGGCAACCCGGACACCATCCTCGTGGGCGGGTTCAATAAGCAGGTCTTCAGTACCTTCACCGGCCGCAGCACGCCGCAGGAACAAGCCACGTCCAAAAAAATCGTCAATAGCGTGGAAATTTATGAAGGAGATTTCGGGACTTTGAAAGTAGTGGCTGATCGCTTCATGAGAGCAAGGGACTGCTTGATCTTGGAAATGGACAAGTGGGCAATCGCGTATCTCAGGAATATGCAGCGCATCGACCTTGCCAGGACCGGCGACAGTGAGAGGAAGCAGATCCTAGTAGAATTTACGCTTGAGGCCCGCAACGAAAAAGCCTCGGGAATGGTTGCCGATCTGAATACCGCCTAACACCTATCGCCGCCACGTCTCCCCAGACAGCCGCATGGCTTACTCCCTTAGCTCTGTGCGACCTCCCGGCGTGGCGGCGACCCACCATCCCTCAAGAGCCTTTTTTCGCGTCTGCGGCGTTCTCTGACGCAGGAAAGCACAGGAGAAACGCTATGGGCCGCCCCAAAGGCTCGAAGAACAAACCCAAGGCCGCCCCACCCAAGGCGAAGGCGAAAGCCAAGGCGAAGCGCAAGACGCCGGCCAGGGTGTCAAAACCCGACACCCCTCCCGATTGGCTGCGCAAGGCCATGGCGGTGAAGACACCGACCAAGCCGAAGGTCGGCCGCAAGCCGAATGCGCTCAAAGCGAAATTCAAGGCAATCACGGCGAAAGCCAGGAGGAAGAAGATGACCATTTCCAAGGACAAGCCGCTCCCCGATCCGCTGGGCGATCCCGACTTCCACGCCAAGGTGGATCGGTTGCCGGCCGAAGAGCAGGTGAAAATCCCGGAAGACCAGCGGCAGCAGGCGAAGGGCACCAAGCTTACCGAGGAGCAGGAGCCCGAGGTGGAGCCGCTCTTCGACGAGGCGGCGGCCGGCGCTGAAATTCCGCCCGAGAACGCGCAGGCGCTCATTGCCGGGACGATGGGCGGCTCCGGCGATCACCACGCAATGGCCAAGCGCATTCTAGAGCGTTTTGTGGAGGCCAATTGGCTGATCACCAAGGGCGCGGAAGGCACGCCTGCCGGCATGGCGATCAAGGAGCGGAGAGAGATCCAGGAAAAGGCACGGAAAGAGGCTGAGAAGGCGCGGGCCGGGGATGACCCCAAGGGCGCTGACGCCGGCAAGGGCAGAGGCAAGAACGATCCCAAGGGCGCGGACGATCAGAAGGGCAAGAAGTGAAGGAGCCGCGGCCTCCAGCGCTCGAGGGCGGCGATCCAGATCCGGAGGAGGACGAGTTCCTCTCCGCGCTCGCGCCGCTCGATTACGTGGACAATGAAGAAGCGCAGGCCGTCATTCGCGACGCTTTAGGCGGCGGCCTGCACGGCTCCCGTGCGCAGGTGGTCCTCGCGCGCTTCGCCAGGGAACGCTGGCGCATCATCAGAGAGGGGTAATCATGGGCACACAATATTGGGGTGCGGGCCGCATCGGCACGCATCAGTCGATAGCCTATACGGGCACGGCAGGCACGATCGCCAATGCCATTACGGTAGGCTCCTACAAGGTGCGCGTGGTGGCAACCTCGGCCTGCTATATCGCTATGGGCACTGCGCCCACGGCCACGACTGCGGGGCTGTATCTGCCGGCCGATACGGTGGAGTACTTCACCTGCTCGCCGGGCGAGAAGGTATCGGCCATCCAGCTCTCGGCGGGCGGCACGCTGCACGTCACCGAGATCAGCTAGGCACATGGCATTCGGGCGGCTCGGAGCCTTGGGCGGCGGCTTCGGCCGCCTTGGCACGTCTGGCGGTGGGGTCACTGCGGCCGGCGGCGGCGCAGCGCTGCTCACTGGCGAGACGGACGGTTTCGCTACCGACTTCACCTACGCAACGGACGCATCCAGGGTGGCTGTGAAGGCCGCCAGCGCGGTCACGAGCTACGCACTGGACAGCTTCTATTCCAACACCGGCACCAGCCCAAAGCAGGTCTTCGATGTAAGCGGCAATCTGGTCTGGTCGCCGCACAATATGTTTCTGAATTCTGCGGCACCGGTGACGCAGACTGTCACCACGGTGGTCGGACAGAACTACACCGTTACCGTTACCGGCTCTGGCTCAATGACGGGATCGAGCGGCGCGGCCGGTGTGGCGACTGCAGGTGCGCCTCTGACCTACACCGCAACCGGCATAAGCAGCATTTTCACTAAGGCCGGCACCGTCACGCAGATCCAGATGAACCGCGGTGCGGTGGCGACGGCCTACATTGCCACGACTGGCACGATCAAGAACGGCCTCGCCGTCGATTACGACCCGGTGACGCATGTAGCGCGCGGGCTGCTGACAGAGCCCGTAGCGACGAATTTGCTCTTGAACAATGCTACGCTCAGCACGCAGTCCGTAACGGTGACGGCGGTTGCGCACACGTTGTCATTCTTTGGGACGGGAACGGTCACGCTCTCGGGCGTATCGACTGCTGGACCGCTGGTAGGCACTGGCGCAAACGATCGTGTTTCCCTGACCTTCACGCCTACTGCAGGCAGCCTCACGTGTACGGTCACGGGAACCGTTTCCAGAGCCCAATTAGAGACGGGCGCCGTCGCCACGTCGCCGATCAATACCTTCGCTGCCTCTGCAACGCGGGCGGTGGATAGCTACACGTTCACCCCTGCGTCGATCAATTACAGTGCAACGTCGGGAAGCTGGTGGTTTGAGCATTATCAGATTGCTGTGTCGGCGAGCAGTCCCAGGCTGCTGCTGTTTTCCTCTGGAGCCTATCTTGCCCTGCTAACCAATCAGTATCTGCTGCAGGATGGGACGGGGCTTTATAAAAATATCGGTAGCACGATTGCCGGCACTACGCAGAAAAATGCCATTGCTTATCAGAGCGGCGACCGGGCCAATACAGCGATGGGGCAAGCTGTCGTAACCGATGCCGGATCGACGACGCTGCTGTTGGCCCCCGGTGCGACCATTACTTTAGGTGGCTCGGGCGGCACGATCTGCCAAGGCTATCTCCGCAAAATCTACTATCTGCCGCGCCGCATGCCGAATGCCGAGATGCAGACGGAGACGGCATGAGCATCAACCTGATGTTCCGCTCCACCACGCGCAAGGACTTCGAAGCGATGGCGCGGACGGCACAGTTCATCGACGCCGAGAACAAGCCGCTGCCGGGGATCGACGTGGACCCCACCATAGGCACGCCGGAATACGAGACGGGCATTCCCATCGTCGAGGTTCCCGCCTCGCCGGAGGGAGAGGTTCCCGCAGTTCTCAAGAGCGGCTGGCACTGCAACGTGCGGGTCAGTGGCGAGCGCGAACAGCAGGAAATCAGCGGCCTGCCGCAGACTGACGTGGACGGCAATTTGCTGCCGGCGGCAGAACGGACGCATTTCGGCATCGCATTCTCGGACAATGGGACTGTCGTGGTGGATGGGACGACTGAGGGCATCCAATACGCCAACGTCGCGCTTCTCAACGAGCTGACGATCGCATCACCGCAGAGAGTTTGGCAATGACGCTGAAGACCCGCGCCGAACTCAAGGCCGAGAACGCTGGCGACTTCCCCAACAACAACACCCGCCTCATCTCGCCCGCCGACTTGCGCGGGCAGATGGATGACGTGGCGGACAGCGCGCTGCTGCGCGAGGACATCCCTGGCCTGAACGTCTCAGAGGCGGTCGTCACCGCGACCGATGACGGTACCAAGACGCTGGCCGAGTGGACGCGCGACATCGTCAATGGCGGCATCGGGACGCCGGGCAGCGGTATCGTCATTCATATCGCGCAGAGCATTGCGGAAATGCGCGCGCTGCCGGACCTGACGGTCGGTTCTATCATCTATGTCGGGCCGCGGGCTGACCAGTTCGTGGTGGTCGACGATCCGCTGCTCAGCACGGACGGCGGCACCGTCTTCATTCCCGACAGCGAATTGAGCGAGCTTTACGAGGAGGCAATCCCGCCAGCGACATTCGCGGGCGCGACCGGCGCGAATGTCGCGATGGAATACGACCTTGCCCATACCGGCATCGACTTCGAGAGCGTCGAGCTGGTGCTGACGGACGGCGGCGAAACAATTGATATCTGGAACCTGCACGGGCATGTGTATTTAACGGGATCGGCAGAGCGGGTTGACTGTCCGCAGCTCCCTCTCATCGATACGGGTCGAGGAAAATTCCGCGATCCTGGGGCATATATGACCGGCACCAAGCCGGCCTCCCATCCAGCCATCCGCACGGGCGGGGCGCTGCTCCGATACAAATACGCCACCAGCGGGCTGCGCCTGAAGCGCATCATCGGGCCGGTGTTCCTGCTACGCTGGTGGCCGGTGGTGGCAGTGGACGACGAACTCCCCGGCGAACAGACCGATAATAGCGGCAGGATCTGCTGGTGCATGAATGCAGCGGCGGCAGCGAAGGCCGAAGCGGTGCTGGTCGAGCGGATGTACTACTATCAGCGCTGTGTCGAAATTCCGGACGGTGTGGAACTGCGCGGCCTTGGGCCAGGCATCTCCGGCTTTCGCGTCATGGACAACGGGCAGTTCAAGGAGATGCTGCTCACCACGTCGTCCGATGGAGCCGCCGCCGATCAGTCCCTCAACCCCCTCGCAAAGCCGGCAACCCGTCTCTGGTCATACGACTCCAGCACGTATTCGCAAGCCACTACTTTCCTTCACGCGACTGGCGCGATGCGTATCCGCATCAGCGGCATCGAGTTCGACGGAAACATGGATAATAATCTTCGGCTTTTCTCGGAGACGGACAATACAGGACATAATACTGAATATGCCTATAAATATGCCAATCAAAGTGTCCATCTTTTCAACACTGTTGCGTCAGCGGCTTTTGTCTACGGTAATGCGGGCGGGCGCATAGTTACGCGCGGCAGCGTTTGTCATCTGCATAATGTCAAGATGCACGGCTACTCGCATCTAGTAGTGGGTAATCTCAATGTTGTGTTCTACGGAACCGGCCTGCTGGAACTTGGCAACGTCATAACCGGCCACTGGTCTTATTTCGCGGATGGGTTTTTCGAGAATATCCGCTGTACAGGTCATACGACATCCGATGGCCTGCGGCAGCATTATCTTGTCGCCAAGTCGGTAGAGTATATTCTCGCTCCGCACCCGCTGGCCATGTTTGAGATGCCCGCTACGTTTTCCGGACCTCCGCCATTCGGAAACCAGTACGCTCCGCGAACGATGCGGCTCATTGGATTCAACGAGATACCGCAGACACAGGTTTATCAGACCATTACATCAGGCGGCGATCAGGGATGGCCTTATCCGCAGCTTCCCCCGTCGCGCATTCTCATTGAGAATTTCTTCGTCGATGCAACCGGACTGGACGACTGGCCGCAAGCCTATGCGTATGAGCCCGCCATTCCGTTTGTTGTGGGCGGCGACAACTTTCACATCAAATCGGGAAGAATTCGGTTCGGTTCATTCGTGTCGGGGGCATCAATCCTCGTAGATACAAACATTAATTCAGCCGGGTATGCGCCGTTCAAGAACCAGCTTTTTGAAAACCTGAGCGTCGAATACGCATCGCGCAAAGGCGTCCAGCTCCAATCGGCAGGCGTCGTCGATCCCGGCGCGGCGCAACTGAACTACCGCAACATCACATTCGAGCCACGCGCTGCGACCCATATTCCCGGCGATCCTGGACCGTCAGGCGTAAGCGTTTTGCTGGGATCATGGAGGTTTTACGAGTTTGTTCCTCCTGAACCGTCAGGGTCGCCGCTGGTCTATTCCATCTATGACGGACGGGAGTTTGAGTTCAGCGCTGTCACGGTCGATGCCACACTGAACGGCAAATACATCGACATCACGCCGCCCGACCCGGTGGCCCCGACGTATCGATTTTGGTTCGATTACGGCAGCCCCGGTCCCGGTATTCCGCCTGCAGCAGGCGGCGCAACGCTGGTGGAAGTCAATGTCCCTGCCGGGGCCACGACAGCAGCTACAGCCGCGGCGTTTTCCAATGCCATTGCCGGCACCATCGCTTCGCCCGCCGTTCCCGCCCCATACCTGACGGCAGCAACCTACGGCACGAAGTCGGTGGTCGGCGCATTGTCGCATTATCGCAGCCAGGTGAAAGGCGGCTACGTCGGAACCGATGTCACGAACGCGGTTGGAGTGACGACAGCCCTGCGGGCGCATCGCCGCAACTATGAGCCTTCGGTCATCAATTTCGAGAACTTTATTGCTGCGGACCCGACCTACATCGGTTTACTGCTGCTCTCGGAGATTGGCGAGCATCGGGATATTTATTTCAATTTCAAGGACTGCGTTTTCGGAGCCTGGCTGGCAAGCGGCATCACCCTGAACGGCACCGGTAGTTTCGCCAGCGCTCCTGTCCTCGCCATCATGGATCAGGTGCATTGCGATTTTCAGGATACGACTTTCGATATGCGCGACTCGCTCGCGTCCTGGTCAACGCTCGATCTTCATTTCTATGCCAGCAAATATCGCAATTGCCGGATCAGGACGCCGAACTCGATAACAGGGGTCTCGGCGCTCGGTGCCGGCTATGAGGTGCTGCTCAGCGAGGAGAGTGGTGTCTCCACGGTGACGACGCTGGGAGGCGAAACCTTTATCGATATCCAGACCAAACTATTCTGGGTTCCGAAGGAAGGGCAGACCCGCCTCTATCCGGCCGACGCCGCGGCGGCGGTAGTTTGGAACGGGCCAAATATTCCGTCTGTGGAATGGCGCAGAAGCGCGAGGCCGATCGGCGGGGCGACCATCGCACTGGGCGGTGGCGGGTCTTACTACCAGGGCACTGCCGGCATCAATGAGGACCGACGCGCTCCGGTGCTGCGACTGAATTTCGGCGTGCCGCTGCCGGCGACGACGATGAAGATCGGCTGGTCCGCGGCGGTGTCGCCATGAGCATCCGCACCCGCTTTCACCCGCACAGCGACGGCACGGTCACGGTGCAGCGGACTGATGACGTTGAGCCGGTCCTCGACTGGAACAAGAAGCTGCAGACCACGCCGCAGACGCGGACGGAGAGCTTTCACCACATTGCCTCGATCCCGAACATCGTCATCGAGCAATGGCTGATCGAGAGCGGCCTGAAGATGGGGTCGCCTGAGTTCACGGTCTTCATACGGAAGAAGCTGCGGGATCGCGACTGGCTGTTCCTACGCACGACCGACAAGAGGTTCTGATGGCGCTAGACACCTACGCGGCTCTCAAAGCCTCCGCCCTGGCGTGGAGGGTTTGGCAATAATGGCTGTAAAAACGCGGGCCGAACTCAAGAGCGAGAACGCGGCCGACTTCCCCGACAATCAGGCCTATCTCATTTCGCCCGCCGCCTTGCGCGAGCAGTTGAATGACATCGTCGATAGCGTGGTATTCCCTGCAGATAGTGGCCTGATGGGGCCACCAGGGCCTGCCGGCCCCGCGGGGCCTGTCGGTGCAGCGGGGTCAATGGGACCACCAGGGGCCACGGGGCCAGCGGGACCGGAAGGGCCATTGCCGGACGTGGGCGGGCTGTCGGAGGATTGGGAAACCCTCTATCAGCCGTACCGGCCACCGCCGGGCACTGATCTGACAAGCAGTGAGGCCACTGTCTGGGAGTATGACCCAGACCAGCCTGCAACCGTCATCGCGGGCGATTTGGTTGTCGTGAAGCGCGGCGACGGAGACGCCAACATAGACGAATACAGCGATGTGCTACCGGCCCCGCTGCTGTGGGTTCGGTCGCACTATCGCGGATCGAATTCCTTGGGAGTTGCTGGCGGAGGTGGTTATCCAAAGACCATGATCCGCGGCGCTTTGACGACGTTTGAAGTCGGTGACAATTGCGATCTCGGACGGTGGAAATGCTCGACCACGGGAGGGCTGGGAGGCACGCCGACCGGCGTGTTCGAGGGTGGGGCGGTCTTCACGGATTACTGGGGTGCCTATCGTGCAGTCACTCCCGGCGTAACGCCGATCACGTATGGGGCGGCCGCCGGCGAAATCGTGGGCTACGAGAACAACTTCGGCGGCAGGCTTCGTTTTTCGCTGATGCCGGACTCGGTGCTGCAGACGGTGCGGCGCGTCGTCGGCGAACTGCGGGATTTCCTTCTCTACAGAACTCAGGCGTCCGGCGGCGATACGTCGCTCCGGTTCTGGTTCAACTCGACGACCGATCTTGCCGCCGATCCGTTCACGATGACTTCCGGATCGGCGGTCGTATCGGTGGCACATACGGCGCACGACAAGGCGAATGGCAGCTTCGCACAGTTTGCTGGGGCGACAATAGCTCACGGCATCACTATCTCGGGCTGGTATACGATCTTCAACGTCAGCGCCAACGCCTACGACATCACGCACACGACGAACGCCACCAGCTCCGGCACCGGCGGCGGCGGCAACGTCGGCGTGGGCTTTACCACCGACCTTCAGAAGATCGTCAAATACGCCGAGGTAGCAAGCCTGCCTGCCAACGCCCGCGTTCTCTACATCCTCGCCTGATGAGCGACAAATGACAACCGAGGAAATCCGTGAGCGCGCCGAGGAATTGGACGCTGCCCTCGCCAACCCGACCGTCGAGCTGCTGCAGGAGTTCAACGTCTTTACGACGCAGGTGCGCAATGCTGCCTGGGATGACCCGGCCTTTCAGGTGGCAGGCGAACCGGTGCCGCTGCAGGTCTTTCATCAGAGCACTGAAGCATTGATCGGAAGCCTGCAAACCTATCTCAGCCTCGAGGCGCACGCCAACCCGATCCCGGTCGGGCTGCTGGACGGCAATATCGAGGCGTGGCGTCAGGCGCTGGCTGCTATCTGAGGACAATGAGATGGCACTTGACACCTATGCGGCCCTGAAAGCCTCCGCCCTGGCGTGGATCGAGCGGACCGGCGATCCTGCCGCCACCGGCATCGTGGACGACTGTGTGACGCTGTGCGAGGCGCGCATCAACAAGACGCCGACGCTGCGCATGTCGCACATGGAGACGCAGGCGGTGCTGACGCTCGCCAACGGCCAGGCGGACCTCCCTGCCGACTTCCTGGCGATGAAGCGGGTGGTATCCGGCTATGGCCCTGGCGGCGGCTTCGACGAGGGCTTCGATGTGGGCTTTGACATTGGCGCTGCGGGGATGCCGGTGCTGGTGGGGACGGCGCGGCTGATCGTCTACGCCGAGCCGGGCTGGTATGACCAGGCGCATCCGACCGGCACTTCGGACGAGAGCGCCGGCTTCTACACCATCATCGGCACGACGCTGCATTGCCGGTCCTCGTCGACGCTCGGCATCCTCTACTACGCCAAGGTACCGCTGCTGGCGACGAACGATCCGAACTGGCTGCTGGTGAAAGCGCCGGACGTGTATCTGTTCGGGACCATTCTGGAGATCCTGAACGCGCTCGAGGGGCAGGGCGTGGAGAAGTATGCGGGGCTGTTCGGGGGTGCCGTGCAGGCTCTCATTGCCTCGGAGACGTTCTCCCGCGGCGGCGTGCTGACCATGCGCGCTTCAATGCCGACTCCTTGACATGGCGGGCAATATTTGGGGCGAGGGTCCGCGCGGCGGGATATTCGGCGCGCGGATAGACCCGCAGCCACAGCCGCCTCCTGTGGACCGGGAAGCGCAGGTTCTGGCACAGTTGCAGGCGGAGCAGCCGGGCTTCGAGGACAGGATTGCGCAATGGTGGGGATCGCTTCCTCCCCCAGAGCGGCAGCGATATATTCGGGCTCTTGATGAGAGGGCGAGCGAATGAAGGCACTTACAGAAGCCGAAATGGTGGGCCAGCGCTTCGGTAAGCTTGTAGTGCTTGGCCTCGCAGGGAAGGGAAAACGGCGTGGAAAGCGCTATTGGCTCTGCCGCTGCGATTGTGGGTATGAGAAATCAATTGAGGGGCACAGCCTTCGTAACGGAAATACCAAAACATGCGGGGTGAAGTGTATCCGCACCTTCAAGCATGGACATTCATCGAGCACGTTCTTGAGCCCAACTTACCACTCCTGGATGGGTATGAAAGCGCGCTGCCGGCAAGGGTGGAGGAAGGGCGCAAAATACTATATCGGACGGGGCATTTCTTACGATCCGCAATGGGAGAAGTTTGAGAACTTTCTTGCCGACATGGGCGAGCGTCCTGCGGAATGCGACAGCCTAGACCGCATAGATACCGATCAAGGGTATAGCAGGGCCAATTGCCGGTGGGCGACATGGACTGAGCAAGCCCGCAATAGGAGAAATTCAAAGACATTTACCTATGAGGGGCGGACTCTGCCCATAGCAGAGTGGGCTGAGAAGCGCGGTATTTCATACATCGCAGCATATAAGCGCATCATAAGACATGGCAGTTTGGAGTTGCCGAGATGAGGCCGTTTGGAGAGTGGACTCCTGACCAGAATGACCTCAACAATGATAGCATTGATATAGCGCGTAATTGCTTACCCGGAATAAACTCCTACCTGCCCGCTCCCGGCCTCATCGCGCAGTCCGCAGCCGCCCTCCCGCTCCCCTGCAAGGGCCTCTGGTATGTGCAGACGGCAGCGGGCGAATACGACACCTACCTTGCCACCGCCGAGAAGCTCTACAAATACGATCCCGGCACCTCGTCCTTTACGGATGTGTCGCGGCTGGTGGGAGGTGCCTACGG